ACACAATACTTGTGACATAAAACATTGAGAAAAAGGCGGAAACAAAATGAGTTCAAAAAATACAGCCAGTTATTATTTGGTATCAATTAATGGCGAAGTGCCCAAGTTTCAATATGATTTAAATTATAAATTAAAAAGTGAAGACGGTTTAGAATGGGATGAATTAACTTACAGTGTCTACGATAATGAACCAGAATTAAAGACTCCAATGGTAACAGATGAAGTTAAGGTTTTTAGAAAGAATGTTCAACCCGCATTTATAGATACAATGCATATGATTTCATTTATCGTTGACACGGTTGAAGTCGTGAGTATCATTAGTAAAATGGACGAACCGCAACAGATAGAATTAAAACTAACAAGTAAGAAGAGGAGCAAATAAAACGATGGCAAAAATGACTAAAAAATTCAGCGTAAATAAAGCAACATTCCAAAAAGACACAATGGAGTTGTTCGAGGTACAAAAAGAGGACGTTCGTGTAACAAACTTTGAAGAAGTATTAGAACAGTTTGATGGTAACGTGGTTAACATTTCAATTTCAGTAGATACAGAATTCGGAGAAGTATAATAACACAATAGTCAATTAAGGCGGGTGCAAAGCATTTCGCCTCTTTGACGTGTTAAGAGAAAAGGGGATATGGAAATTAATGGGTAAAAGTAAATGGACTAAAGAACAACATGATTACTTAATGAACCTATATGGTACAGGTGAAAAAAATGAGTGGGAATCTTGGGCAATGGATATGGAAGGCAAATTTAAGCGTTCGTTTACCGAGATGAGTTTACGTAATCATATTCGATACGGCAAGAAACCAACTGATTTACCTCAGTACAAAGAGAATGTTGAAATCATGGCTGACGGAAGTCATAAATCAGATAAGTTAATTGAGATGTCTGAACATGAAAGTAAAACACCTGAGTATTTGTTGAAAGCTCATGGATACAATCCAGAAGAATGGGATTTAACTGGTTCTAGGAATAGTATTTGGAATGCACAAATTAAAGGCGGTGGAGTCAAAACTCTTTACGCTAGTAAAGTATCTGCTAAACCGAAATTAGATAGCGAATTCACAATTAAAGATTTAGCTGAAAAAGTTGCGACTGCCAAACCTTTAAAAATTAAATTAAGAGAAATAAAAAAACTTAGTAATAGATTATTATTAATTCCTTTATATGATATGCACTTTGGTATTAATACAAAAGAAGATTACGAGAAAACATTAAACAAAATTTACAACCTTATTAAAGAAAATGTTTACGAGGAAGTTTTGTTTATTGTGGGGTCAGATTTGCTTCATCACAATGGATTCCGCTCAACTACGGCAAGTGGAACTATTATTGAGAATGTTAATATGGAAAAAGCTTGGGAAGATGCTTCTAAATTTTATATCCCATTAATAGAAGAAGCAATAAAGTCTAAAAGCAGTGTAAAGATTATATACAGCAAAGGGAATCATTCAGAAGCAATGGAATGGGCTTTTGTTAAATATTTAAAAGCATTATTTCCACAGGCGGAATATGATGATACATTCGAAGAACGCAAGATTCATGTATATGGGGATTCAGTAATGGGATTCACACATGGAGATAAGCGCAAAAAGAGTTTACACAATATTTTCCAAGCAGACTTCTCGGCTCAGTGGGGATTAGCTTTGGATAGAACGATTTTCACAGGTCATTTTCATCACGAACAAGTATATGATGAATTCGGAACTATCGTGAGAACATTACCAACAGCAGGGAAAACAGACCAATGGCATCGTGATTCAGGATTCGTAGGAGCAACAAAACGTTTCCAAATATTCGAATATGAACCAAAAGGATTATCTGTTATTAGATATGTATAAAAAGAAAGCAGTGAAATAAATGGCAGTAGAACGTAGAGTATGTTCAAGATGTGGCAAGAGCAAATCAATTAAATCATATTTCAAAATAGCAAACCCATTAATGCCGGACTCACGCATTGCAGTATGTAGTGATTGTGTGCACGAAACAGTGGACGAGCAAAATATAAATGAAGTAATTGAGTTTTTAAGATTAACAAACAAACCTTTCATTAAAGATGAATGGGATAAGTGTTTAGCAAAACCTTCTCGTACAATTGGTGAGTACATGAGAATTATCAATTCAATTGTAACTTATAAAGATTTAACTTTTGCTAATTCAGATAACCTAGGAAGTGGTAATGATTCAGACATTGCAAATTCTAGTATTAAAGAATTAGAAAGTGAAACAGGTAAAGTTATCCGTTACACATCTGACTTAGTAGCCAAGTGGGGTGGAGGATTCAAAGAATTCGAATATCTTAAGATGGAAAAATACTATCAAGATATGATGGACACAAATGAAATCATTACACCGGTGCAAAAAGACTTATTGAAAAACCTAGCTAAGATGACCGTTAAACGTGACGCTTACATCGCAGAAGATGACACGGTAAAATATGGTGCAATATCTAGGACGTATGAAACAACATTGCAATCAGCAGGTTTCCGTCCGATTGATAGACGTGGAGCAGATGACGAACGTGGTCTACGTAGTTTCTCTCAGATATTCGAAGAGGTTGAGAAACGCGGGTTCGTCAAACCTTTAACTCCAGAAGAGAAAGATAAGAAATTAGAAGAAGGTTCTCGATTCTACAAAGAAGATATGATAGATAAAATGTTAACAAGTATATTGAACTACTATCACCGTTTAATCGGAAAAGAAATCTTATCTTCTGCGCCAGATGAAACAATGGATGAACTTGAATTCTTCGAAGGACAGGTTGACGAACTTTTAGAAGAAGAGTTAATGCGCAACAGTACCATAAAAGACGAAGAAGAAGTCAAACCTTCGAAGGAATAGCATGGTGTGTGAGTAAAATTGACAAAAGCATAAAACTATGGTAATATAGGTAGAGTAATAAGAAGACGTTTTATCTTGCTACTCTATTTGTGTTTGCATACAGAAACGAGTGGTAAAATTAAATGAAGGACGAAACAGAAGATAAAGAGTTAAAAATAACAACATTTGAAAAACAATTAGAAGATGAATGGGCGCCAATGCTAGAATACTTTAGGGATTATCCTGATAAGTTTTTAGATTTTATAACCCCAGAAGATTCCAAATTTAGGTTATATCCTTTCCAAAGATTATACTTAAGAATTATGGCACGCTACCGTATTACTTATTTAGTAGCAACGCGTGGTACGTCGAAATCATTTTTAAATATCTTATTTGATTATATCAAATGTATCCTTTATCCAAATATAAAATTAGCAATGTTAGCTCCTCAAAAGGGACAGGCTAGTGCAATTGCACAGCAAAACATAGATGCCATATGGCACTTTTTACCTATACTGAAAAACGAAGTAAAGAAAGCAACTTATCAAAAAGATTATACGAAACTTGAGTTTTGGAATGGTTCAGTATTAGATATCGTTCCAGTATCAGAAGGTTCTCGTGGATTGCGTAAGAATGGTTTAAGCTTCGAGGAAATTGTAAACATGGAAAAACATAGAGAATCAATTGGTTCCGTTATTCTTCCATTATTAGCAAATAACAGACAAGGTGCAGATGGTAAAGTATCTGACAAAGAAATTCACAAACAAATTAAATATATAACAACAGCCAGTAACAGACAATCATACGCATGGGAAACCTTGAATATGGTTTTAAAAACTATGGAAAAAGATGAAACCGCTTTCGCAATTGGAAACGATTACGAGTTACCAGTTTTATTTCAACAATTAGATAGAGGGTATATCCAAGAAGTTAAGGAAGACCCATCAATCACTCCATTAGATTTTAATCGTGAGTACCTAAGCATTTGGACAGGAAGTTCAGAAGACTCCTTAGTTCAATTAAAAGACTTAGAGGATTCGCGTATTTTGAAGCGTCCAGAACTTTCAGATACAAGAAAGTCAACTGATAAGAACACAAGATATGTCATCTCGATTGACGTTGCCCGTTCTGAAAAAGACGGTACAGCAACTACAGCAATGGTCGTAATCAAAGCTAAAGAACGCGCAGATGGTACCTTTACGAAAGAATTAGTAAATATTAAAACCTATAAAGGTTTAATGCATTTCAAATATCAAGCTAGAGCGATTAAAGATATGGTTGAATTATATAACGCCTCAATGGTTGTTATCGATGCCAATGGTGTTGGGCAAGGTTTGGTAGATATTTTAATGATGGAAGACGAACGTTATCCGGCTTATTCAATTATCAATGATAAAGACTTTGATAAATATAAAACAGCAGGAAGTTTACCATTAATATTTAACTTGAAATCAAACTCAAAAGAAACGAACGCCAGTGATATTCATAATTACTTTATGTCAACAGTCGCCAAAAAAGAATTGAAACTTCTTATTTCAGACAAAGAAATGCAAGACACTTTATCTGCTAAAGAAATGGATGACTTTTCTAGATTAGCTCCAGCACATATTGAAACATCTCGTTTCATAGATGAGGTAATGAATCTTAAGTATCAAGCCAGTGGTCACAGGACAACAATTAAAAAGGTTTCCAGTCAAATGGATAAAGATAGATATTCAGCAGTTTCATATGGAATTTATTATATTTACACATTAGAAAAAGAAAATTTAGCAAAACGAAATAAAACAAGAATAACTAGTCCGAAGGGTTACTTTAAAAAGAAAAAAGCAAGCTTTAGGGTATTTAGTTAATGAAGGGCGGAACCCAAACTGAATGACAAATTAGAAAAAACAATTGTTGACGGCGAGGAGAAGCCGAATAGAAGAAGTATTAGTTCGAAAGATTTTTCTGGAGCAGACTTCGCTAAGATGCCTACAAAAACAACTAACACTAACTCGCGTTCATCAAATAGGAATACTGTAGCATACACGCAAAGTGAAGTTAGACGTATCTTAGAGAACGCACACATGACAATCAATCAAGATAAATTAGTTGAAATATCAAAAATTATTTATCGAACAAGCGGTCAATACAGAAGTTTACTTGGTCACTTCGCAGGTATGCCAACTTATTCTTATATCATTACACCAATAAAAGATATAAGAAAGCTTCCCAAAGAAAAGATTGAAAAAGCTTATGAAGAGCTTGGGATATTAGCTAAGAAGATGAAATTTAAAAATGAATTTTCTAAAGTTCATAAGATTGCTTTAATACAAGATGTGTTTTTTGGATACGTACACGAAGACACTAAATCATTCCATATACAAAATATCGAATATGCTATCTGTCGCATTTCATCTGTAGAAGATGGCGTACTGAATTATTCAGTGAATATGTCACATTTTAATGGCAATGAATCAGAATTAGAATATTACCCAGCAGAGTTTACAAAAATGTATTGGCAATGGAAAATAGATAAATCTGAAAATAACAAACTAAGTGATTATGTAGAGGTTGATTCGTCTAAATCAATTTGCGTTAAAATAAGCGACGAAACGACAGATATTCTTCCTCCTTTCTCAAGTGTTTTTGATTCGATTTATGATGTTGAAGGGTTTAAAAAATTACGAAAAAGCAAAAGTGAAATGGAAAACTATATGACTTTGATTCAAAAAGTTCCAGTTCGACTGGACACAAATGAGCCAAACGATTTTGCTATCGACCCAGACATGATGACTTATTTCCACGAACAATTAGCAGATGCATTGCCGGATGAAGTTGGATTAGCAACGACACCTATGGATGTTGAGGCAGTTAGCTTTAAGCAAAACAAAGTCGGAGACGATGGCGTTGCCCAAGCTGAAAGAGATATGTGGTCAAGCGCCGGTGTTTCTTCGTTACTGTTTAACGCAGACGGAAAATCTTCTCAGGGTTTATTGAATTCAATCAAAACAGACGAAGAATTAGTATTCGGTTTCTTAAGACAACTTGAACGTTGGGTTAATAAAAGAATACGTCACAAAAATAAAAACGGTTTCTTTGAAATTAGTATCTTAGATGTTACGACATTTAACAAACAAGAGATGTATGCACAGTATTTAGAATCTGCTACCTATGGATTCCCAACCATTCCTCAAGTAGCTTCAACAGTCGGATTAGAACCTATTGAGATGATGAGCATGATGTTCTTGGTCGATGATGTGTTAGGGATGCATGATACAATGAAACCTTTGCAAAGTAGTCATACAATGTCGGGAGACGCAGAAGCTAACGCGGAAGATGGTCGTCCAGAAAAAGACCAGAAAGACAAAGCTGATGAAACTGTCAGAACAGAAGATAAAAATGTTTCTGAAGGAACTTAATAAATATCGGTGTTTCGCTACCGCTTAAAAGAAAGTGCGAACTTTAAAAGAAAGGGGTAATCCAGTGAGTACTATTCAAACACTCGATGCTTCCCTTAGCAATTTTCAAAACATTGACGACAATTTTTCAACAGGTTCCGTTAAAGTTATGTATGTTGGTAGAAATCGAAATGGTAGTTTTTTTAGTAAAGATTCAGTCGAGAGAGCAATGGCGTCCTTAAAAAATATGCCAGTCATCGGAGAATGGTCTGAGGAGAAAAACGATTATAAGAGTCATGGCGGTAAAGTCATCCTAACAGAAGATGAAATTAAAATGATTCCAACAACTAGACCTTACGGAGTAATACCAGAAAGCTTTACCTACGAATGGGCACAAGAAGATATCGGCGAAGGACGAATGAAAGAAACGCTAATCATTCACAATGTTATCATATGGACGGCTCACTATGAAGAGGCTTTTAATGTATTGTTAAAAAATTCAAATCAGTCAATGGAAATAGAAGTTGTTGAAGCTGATTGGGATGAAGAATTAGAAATATTCAACATCAAAGAATTTAAATTCTTAGCATTGTGTATTCTTGGCGAAGACGTGGAACCAGCATTTGAAAATGCAAAATTCTTCTCTTTAGATAAAGATTCATTCGCAAAAGAATTTAGAAAAATGATGGAAGAATTAAACTATTCTCTTTCCGAACAATCTAATAAGGAGGTAAAGAAATTGACCAAAAAGAAAGAAAAAGATTTAGAACCAAAAGATAATTTTCAAGAACCAGAAGTTGAACCTGTAAAGCCAGTCGATGAGCCAGTCGTTAATCCGGTTGACCCTATTGTTGAACCAGCAGAACCAATTACTGAACCTGAAACTCCGGTAGCCAAAGATGAGCCAGCAGAACCAGAAGCTCCACAAGAGCCCGTAACACCTGTTGAACCACCTGCTATTCAAGAGCCAGATGTTCCAGAAGATGAACCAGTAGATTTCGAAGCTCGCGTAACAGAGTTAGAAACAGAATTGGCAACGTTGAAAGGTGAATTTGAATCTTTAGAAGCTGAGAAAAAAGATTTAGCAGAATTTAAATTAGCTAAAGAAAAAGAATCTCATGAATCAGAAGCAACTCAATTATTCGCTAAAATGCAATTGACAGAAGAAGACACTAAAGAATTAGACATTCACGCTTTTTCTATCAAAGATTTAGAAGATAAATGTTATGCAATCTTAGGACGTAAGCTTGCAGAAGGAAAACAATTTTCTTTAGATGATTCAAAAGAAAATACAAAAGTAAAAATCCCAATGAAAAAGCAAGAACAGAGTGGAAATATCTACCAAGAACTTGTTGAAAAATATGGGAAAAAATAACTTAAAATTAATAGGAGGAAACAAACAATGGCAATCGTAAGAAAAGATAAAATGTCAGCAGGTTACCACGACGGTTTAGAATCAGTAGTAATTGTTAATGGAGCAACACCAGCAGTAGCAGTAGAAGCAACGAATGGTTTATTTGTAACAGTTGAAAATGAATTTTACAAATCATCAGACTTTTTCGAAGGAGAAGCATTAATTGCTCACTTAGCAGGAGTTGCAGAAGTTGAAGAAGAAGTTATGTTAGTTGATGGGAAACATTATGAATATGATGAAAAAATCAAAAAAGATGATTTCGAATACAAAGCAGGCGAGGTAGCTCGTGCTTACAAATTAACAGATGGAGACATCATTACTTTAACAGAAGATTTGTTAGTAGATGTGCCAGCAGGTTTAGGTGAAGTATTCGCAGTTACATCTAATGGTAAATTAGGTAGAGTTGCAGTCGATGCAACACCATCAGCAAAAATTTCATTCGTAGTAATCGAAAATTCAGGTAATGAATTAACTCAACGTGACAATGCTTGGGCATTCCGCGTAGTACGTTAATCTTACACATAAAATAGGAGGAAAAAATTAAATGGATAAAAACGCTATCGTACAACTTGGAAAAAATTTGGCGTTAGGCAACTTCTCTCAAACAGATATTGAAACTCAATTCAGTAACCAAAATCCAGAAGAAGTTTTGCGTAACGCATTACAAGACTTAACTACTTACATGAACGCAGAAACAGGGGTTATTAACCGCAAAGCTTTCCGTCGTGATAAAGTAGCAATCTTTGAAATCTTAGAATCAATCGTTCAAGAAACTGTTAACTCAGGTCTTCAAGACCGTTTCGGAGAATTCGTTGAATACCGTAACTTAGCTTGGGGAGATTCAGAAAAATTCTTAGTACCAGTAAGTGACTTGTATCGTGTATCTAACATCACAGATGGAAACGGTTTCATCCGTAGACAAACAATCCGTGAAGGTACAGACTTCACAATCGACCTACAAACATTCGGAGTTAAAATCATGGAAGAGTTCCACCGTTTCTTAACAGGACGCGCTGACTGGGCTACTCAAATGAAACTTATCGGAGATTCATTTGTAGACCAATTACAAAACCGTATCTACAAAACATTGGTTAACACTTATGGTAGCTACTCAGCAACTTACCACAAAACTGGTGCCTTAACTGACCAAGAAATTATCGAAATGGCTATGCACTTGAAAGTTCGCACAGGAGACGAAGTTGGAATTTATGGTACTAAATTAGCTTTAAGCAAATTGAAACCTGAATACATCTCAGACGCTATGAATGGACAACGCAACGAATTAGGTTACTTCGGAGTTGTAGCTGGTTTGAAATTACACGAAATCGAACAAGCACACGTTCGTAACGAAGCTACTGGAGCAGAAGATGATTTCATCATCGACAACGACATGTTGTTACTATTACCAGAAGCTAAAGACCGTTTAATCAAAATCGTTAACGAAGGCGAAGCAATCATTCAAGACCAAGCCGGCGGAACTACTGCTGATATGGTTCAAGAATACTTCATCGCTCAAAAATTCGGTGTAGCAGTTGTTTCATCTAAAGCATTCGGATTTATCAAATTAGCTTAATAAAAATAAAACAGAATAGTGTCGGCGATTGTTGACACTATTCTTTATTTATTAATCAAACGGGAAAAGGGGAAAGAAACAAAATGAGCAAAAAAGAATTGATTGATATTTTAGTTTCCGATTTTGGATGGAAAGAAGAAAATTTAAAAAACTTCAACATCGAAGCATTGGAAGCAACATTAAAAAATGCAAAAATGTTAAAAGAAATGGAACAACAATTAGCTGAACAAGCTAGGGATTCCGAACCGACAACAGTAATGGTTGAACCAGATATTCCAAATAGACGTAAAAAGAAACAGGCTGTTAGCCAATTCGAAGATGACGATATTATCGAAATTATGAACGGGGCACCAAGTGCACTGATTTATAAAGATACAACTGATAGAAACGCATTCGAATATAAATTTGAAAAATATGGTGACATTGAAGAAATGTCTTTTAAAGAAGTAAAAATGTTAGCTAGACGTCACAAAAAGTTCTTGAAGAATAACTGGATTATCATCTTAGATGAAGACGTTGTTAGAGAATTGAAATTAGAAGATGTTCAAAAAGGCTTCCTTACAGTAGAAGATTTTGACGAAATTCTAACAAGAGATTCAAAACATAGAATTGAGACAGTATTAAAAGCTAGTCAGTCAATTCAAAATGCGTTTTTGCGCAGAGCAATTATATTATACA